CTGACGTTGGAGATGTGCAAACAGATGTTACTGCAATAAAAACCGATGTAACTACAATAAAAAGCGACGTTGGAACAGTAAAAACCGACACTGGAACAATAAAAACTGATGTAGGCGTAATAAAAACGAAAACAAATTTGATTCCTGACGATTTGTTTGATATGCTTATGGCCCTAAATGGTAGATACATTTTGGGTGATGCAGACATAATCAACGACGCCGCAGTGGTTTCCAAAGATGAAGCGAATTACACGAAAGCCAAAGAAATTGACGTTGGCTACTTGCATGGTACAGTCCGCGTGAAATTTGACAGTCAGGATCCGTCGGGTGCTCAGCATTGGGTGCACGCGCAGATTTTCAAAAACGGAGTCGTGTTAGGTTCCGAACGCAGCCAAAATGGCGGTTGGTACACATATAGCGAGGATCTCGCGATTGATCCAGGAGACAAATTGCAATTGTACATCAAAAACAGTGACGCTGGATTTCCAGTTGAAGTGCGGAACTTCAAGATCACCGGCGCATATGTGATTGATTTGGCGCCAAAAATCGTCGCAATTTAAATTAAGATAGGAGAAAGATATAAATATGAGTTACGCTGTAGTTGACAACGTAAAAACCATTTTGCAAATCGATGAAAAAGCAGAATTTTGGGATGATGAAATAGAGAGTAATTTGACTTCCGCTGAAAGCCTGGTTGACGCATACGTGAAAAAAGCAGGGTTGCCAACTGTAAGTAATCCTCCCGCGCAAATGGTGGTTGACGCTTGCGCATTTTACGCTGCATCACTGTTCCGCAAACCGCGGGATGAAGTTTCCGCAAAACTTTTTTTTGAAAAAGCGGAGGAACTCATGGCAAAATACGTTGGCTCATTAAACTTGGGGTATTTGCGGTGACCGTTAAAACTTTGGCGTTTCATGTTAGCGAAAAACCGAATCCGGAATTTTTGGTGCATACACCGAGCCCTATGGATGTGTATATGCGCTTGTTGAAAGCTGTGAAGCGTGTGCATGGCGACGGCAAAAAACCCGACGTCGTACTGATGCCCGAGTACGATGCGCATAACAGTTGGGCGGCGGAAGCTGCGTGGCTGATCGAAAAATTTAAGGGGATACCGATTATGCTTGATGCCGCTGGCGGTTGGGATTACGACGAATTCGCGACGCCGGAGCGTATACAAATTTTGCTGGATGCGGGAGTAAATATTACGTGGATTCGCATATCCGAGTTGATCAGTTATTATGACGAATGGTTGCATTTGCCGTTTCCGCAAAGTTATTTTTCTAATTTATTGGATTTTTGCAAAACCAAAAATATTAAAGTATATTATTGCGAGTGGAAAACTTCCACATTACCTACTATGTTAACTGTTGTAGCTGGCTATGAGGATATTGTTACATTGGGTTTCAAAACTAACAGCGGCGACATGGAACCCGCGCAAATGTTCAAGCTTATGGTGGATACGTTGCGCAGTCAAAGTCCAGAGTATCCGTATCCTAATCAGTGGGGTGCAACTATTGAAAGCTGGTATTGGGAGACGCGGCATCGTCAAGACTCGGCGCATCCCGAAGCAAACGTTTATAATCCGGATAACATGCCGGTTTCGTATATGATTATTCACACGCAGGAAGCAGTTTCGATGCCGACTATTTGGTATGCAGGCGCGGAGCTGATTCAGTACGAGGCTTATTGGTGGTTTTTCGAGCATACTACGGGGAAACCGCGGCGTGCATTCAACACGGTGATGCAGTATTTCACATCCGGTGTAGCTATTCCACCAATTCAAACCATCGTGATGGAGACTTTATACGCGGAGTGGATTGGCGGTCCGTTACGTGGCGAAATCAAATGGTTTGACGGACGTGGTGAAGATGCGCAGCCGTCGAAAAAAGATTTTACGGCGATGCCGGAGCGGTACGCCATAAAAGTTTCAAGTTTGCGAGATGAAGGCTCCCGTTGGCTCCGCACGGAATTGATTAACGTGGAATGCATTGCGAAAAAAACTGGAGTAGCGTTGGATGATGCTATTTTTCAACGTGAACATATGCGTAATGAGGTCGAAAGAATTATATTTATGTACAGCCGCTTAGGTGCGTTGTATAACGCTGCAACCGATTTGACTCCTGGTCAGCGGCATAAACGGCATTTGCCGGGTGTGCTGGATGTTTACGTTTCTGGAATCAGCGGCAGATTTGAAGACGAATCTGCAGTACGAGTGAATATCCAAATAAAATGTCAGTATCAACCGAAAAAACTTTGGGTTGTTAAAAATGATTAGAATCATCAAAAAAAATGATTAAAGTTAAAAAAAAAATGGTGAATTAAAAATGGAAAAGTTTAAATTGGAGGAACCGTAATGCCAGCTTACCCTGGTGCACAATCAAAATTTAATTACCGCGTAGAATCATATTTTGGGGAGCCGCTGCCGACTAACCCCACATTCACGCAACTAACGTGCGATAACATCGAACCGTTGATTGATACGGCATTGATTAAAGTCCGTGGCTGCGGATCCCGCGATTTGATCGCGGTGAAACGTGGAATCGTAAAACCCGAAATAAAGATTTCATTGCCGTTGCCCGCAGATGACATCATGAGCTTCATCTACAATGTGGTTAGCAATTTTGCACTTACCTGCCATATCCTCGATGAAGGACCTGACGAGTTGGTGAACATATTATATTCCGGCGTCCGCATTGACAAAGCAACCATTTCTTGCGCAATTGAAGATGTGTTGCGGGCGGATGCGGAATTGATGGCCCAGGATGTAACTAGCGCATCTACGAAACCGGCGGGTGCAACATACAATGAAGTCGGTGGCGCGGTGAGTTGGGAAGATATTACAGTGCAGAAAGGAAACGCAGACGGATCTAACTTGACGGAATTTAATGTATGCACGGATTTCAAATTTTCCATAGCGAACAATTTGAAAAGCATAGGTGTAATCCGTTCGACTACACCCACAAAACCGAAATACATTATCCCAAAGCAACGGGATTTAACAGGGGAGTTGAATTGCATTTTCGAAAACAAAGACCAATATTACGAAGCGGCAAGCGGCGGATTCAGCTTAAAATTCAATTTAAGCGCTGGAAAATTCGTTCTCTTTAAGGATTGTCAGTGGGAAAACGTGGGGTCAGTCCGCCGTCCAGAAGATATTGTGTCGCTCAAATTGGCGTTTACAGCGCAAAGTATAAGTACTAGCGAGGATTAAATATGCAAGAAGAAATTTTGGAGCTTGACGACAGATTCGGTGTAAGATACGCCGGAAAATATTTATTTCGCGAAATCACGTGGGCGAAACGGAACCGCATAATCCAAAAAAACACGAAGTATAACAGTTTAACCGGTGAAGTGACAAGCAGCGACTTCATTGCGATTCAAGCGGAAACGATTATGGCGAGTATCCACGGGCAACCAGAAAGCAAACCGATAACGTTGCAAAAATTGCTTGGCGAAGAAGATGGAATTCCGATTGAACTCGGCGAATTATTTTCGAAAATCGCTAACAAACTCAACGGATTAACCCACGAGGACCTCCGTTTTTTGTTATCGCGATTAAGCGAGAACGACCGCACCCAACTCTTACAGAGTTTCGGCTTTGCAAAGAATTCGGGTGGACAATCAACCAGTTAAGGCGGCAACCCGCGAAAACTGTAATCATGTTCGTGAAAATATTGTGCGAAATGGATGAGCAAATCAAAACGGAAAAAGCGAAAGTGGAGCGTGAATCGAAACGGCGATAGATGTACAAATTACGGGTGTCGAAGAATTCCGCGCGGCGATGAACAAATTTGACGCATCATTGCAAAATGAAGTTCATCAATTTTTGCTGGATTGGGCGGAAAACGTGAAAACTTTGGCGATGCGGAATTGCCCGGTGAAAACGGGTAAATTACGGGCGAGTATATACGCGAAAGTGCAGGAGTGGACGGTTGAAGTCGGTGCACACGAAGTATATGCGTTGATGATCGAGTTCGGCACAAAATATATTACCGCGAACCCATTTTTGCATCCCGCGATAATCCAATATTTGCCGCAGCTTGAAAAATTGATTTTGGATGCGATCGAATACGCGAAAACGGAAAGCGGATTCCGATAATTAATGTAAAAAAAAAATAATAATAACATGAGGAAAATATTATGAGCATGCGAGATATTAGCATTGCGGTTCGCGCGGAGAATCGGGCGTCAAACGTATTCCGCATGATCAGCAGCGACGTTTTAAGCCTCGGAATCTCATTTGGAGCATTAGATTCCGCGACGGGCCGTAGTGTAATGCAAATTTTCAGCGTAATCCGTGTCTGCCAGTCTATGCACGCAATAATTACGACGTTGACGGCTGCGCAAACTGCGAAAAATGTGGTTGATTCAACCGGCGCGGGTGTTCAAAGCACGTTATCCGTTGCAACTACAGGCGCCGTCACTGCACAGGTTGCTCAAAACGCGGCGGTGCAGCAAGGAATCATCGCGCAGACGGCGAATGCAATCAGGTTAGGCGCATCATCCGCTGCGCACGCTGTGCACGCAGCTGCAGCGTGGATTTCTACCGCTGCTCAAAACGCCTTAAATATCAGCTACGCAACTTTCTTGGCTTTGACGGGTGTGGGGATCGCGGTTATTGCTGCGGCTGCTGTGGCGATGTTTGCTTTTGCGAGCAGCATGAATGAAGCTACAGCAAGCGTGAAAAGTTTCAACAGTGTCACTGTGGAGACGCCTGCACGAATCAAAAATATTCAACGATCAACTTCGGGAATAGCAAGAAGTGGTCAATCATCCGATGAATATTCGTTATATCGGAGGGGCATAGAATGAGCGAATTTAGCATTCCAGTCGCCGTACTTTCTTTAGGCGCCGTTGGTGTGACGCCATCGGATATCGTAGAGGCTTACGTGCGGTTAGGGTGCAGCAAAGAAGTATCCAGCTTCGAAGTTGTAATTCACAATGCGAACGGTAATTACAGTCCGAATGGTCCGCATCCCATTTTGGTGGGTGCAACAGGCGGATTAGGATTATGCCGTCAACCCTACAATCCCGTGAATTCCCCGTTGATTTCGCTGAAAGTGGAAAGCGTGAAATATGTTGATTCACCAACCGACAATTACGTTAATGTTAGTGGCAGATGCTGGGGTGAATGGCTTTTCCGGCGCGTAATCACAAAAACATATGAAAATGAGAAAGGAGAAGCCATAATCAAAGATTTGATTGGTTCATTCACGGATTTGAGTCATAATCGTGGCGGCGTTGAATTAATCGAAAGCACCGACACCACATATACAAAGCTCGTGTACGAAGACACACCCATGTGGGACATTGTGAAGTACATCGCGGAAACCGCGGATAAAGCGGGTGTAATCGGTTTCGATTTCCGTGTGGCGCCCGACGGCAAATTCGAGTTTTTCCCGAAAAACAGCAAAACCAACAACGTAAGCTTAACTGACAAAATCGAGTCATGCGAATACCGCAAAGACATCGCGCGTGTACGTAACCGCATCAAAATTTTGGGGGAAGCCACAAAAAGCTATCCAATCGACAAAGACGGATTAACAGAAATCCTGGATTCCCCGTATGGAACGTGGACGACGGACAACGGATTCATCGGTGTTCCGCTTCCTCCCGCTAATGGTTCGATCGCGCAGGATTCCACTGTTGCACGGATTGGTATATCCAGCATAAAATGCCACATTATGAATATGCCAAGCGGCGTACTCGACTTTCTGTTTAAGTCAGGTTTTGAAGTGAACACCAATGAATACTCCACATTATTCATGTTTTGCAAGGTTGAGCAGAGTTACAGCGGGCAAGGCACAATAATTTTGCATGACGTAAACGGAAAATATTGCAGGAAACACCAAAACTTCAGCGCCAACAACGAATTCAAGGGATACCAAATTGGTGTGGGCGCCGCGAACAGCGACGAATGGGATATAATCGAAGCAGGATTCGATTGGACGCAAGTGAAACGTGTACGGGTTTTCCAGAATTTTCCGTTGGACACTGAAACAATGTTTTACACGCACGGGTGGGGTGACTGGTGGCTGGATGGAATGTACTTCGGCTCCAAACGGTACGAAGCATCCGTAGAAGATGCTGCAAGCGCGTCAGCATACGGATTCCGCGAATACGTGGAAACCGATGAGGAACTTTGGAGTGACAACGAATGCGAATTACGGGCAAAATCTTTGCTAGCGTATCTGAAGAACCCTATTGAATACATCACAATAACCAGTTCCGTGTTGGATTACCAAACAAACCCTATACTCGCGGGAGACAAAATATACGTCAATTTGATTAATGAAGGCATATCCGCGAATTACCGCGCGGAATCCGTGGAGTATCATTACGACGCGGAAAAACAGGATTTGACCGTCACATTGGAATTGGGGCGGGAGCCTCCGATTATCGCGGATTACTTATATGGATTACGCACATTTACGGTGAACGTGGAGAAACTGGCGCGAACGAAAAGCGGCAGCAAAGGACGCACCGGTTTCGGTTTAAGCTTCAACAGCGGAGGTGGCGGAGGATACAATGGAGTCGGCAAATTAGAAGTTACCTGCGAAGTCCCCGCGCCGTATGATTGGCCTACGCTGGAACCGTATCTTTGGGGTTTCGATCAAAACGGGCATTGGACGCCTGATTCGAAAACTTTGCCGCTCGGCGAAAGCGTGCTACGGTTCAAGGATCCGGTGACACTGAATTGGCTGGAAATGGGTATGGCTTACACCACCACAGACCCCAGCCCCATTTTGTGGTTGAGTCAACATTTGACGGTGAAAAAAGATTTCGCTTGCGGAGGAATGCTCACCAGCTTTCAAGGCGCATTATTCCTGGGCAGCGGATTAACGTCACCGAATGATATGCCGCAAATTGTTTTGGCGCACAGTGAATCAGATTACGGATTCAAAGATACACTCGAACTTTGGCGGTTCGGGCACGCTGGATACGGAAAAATGCGGTTAGACGAGCTGCAAGTCGACAAAATCAAAAAAATTAATGGCGACCCATTCACGGGATTTCTGATTCTCGATCAATACGGTTACGGCACATTAACCGGATTACATTTCGGTTCCGGTTGGGGCGACATATACCGTACAACCGTAGGAAACGACAATGTAATTGCACTCAGCGGCTTAGGATTAATCCTGCATGGCTATTTGAATGCGAAATCTATTTCGCTGAATCCACCTGCTGGATTACCTGCGTTAGCATCCGATTCATCCGCGGTGGTGTGCACTGGAATCAACGCGGACATGTTGGATGGTTATCACGCATCGGATTTTTTGATTAGCGTAGGATTACTAGAATTGTCTAATTTACCCGCGGGACCATCTGGGCATGTGCTCACCGGGCAGGGTCCAGGTAATTGGCCGCAGTATTCCGACCCTAATTCGTTGATTAGCAGCATTAGCGCGGATAGCATCACCAAAGGTGGCATAACCAACAGTTTTACTTTGGCGACTCCAGGTGGCGGATCAGTGACACTGCATTTCACACACTCCAAATTCACGGGATCATCTTAGTTCGCAGAAATTGTAATGAGGTGAAAAAATGGAGAACACTGAAAAAAATAAAAACATTAACAGAGAAACGCAAACTCCGCAGACTTCACAAATTCCACAAATTCCGCCGTTATCACCGCAACTGTTAACGGAATTCGCGGTTTTCGAAATCCGTGTAAAAGATTTGCAAAGCCAATACGCAAAATTAACCAGATTAATGGTGGAAGAAAACGGTGCATTACGGCAGGAAATCGCGGAATTGCGCGAAAAACTTAAAGGCGGCGGAAAAAAACTTTAAATTCCGCGTTAAACCCCCTGCATATGCAACATTCACGGTTGCATGGCAGATAGGGTGCAAAAAAAAACCCAAATCTCAGTAAATAAATGAGGAGAATAAAAAAATGAAAGATGTAAAACAAAAAAATCTCTTGCGAAGTTTAGGCGACGATAAAGAAATAAACTGGGATGACTATTTCGAAAATCCGAAATCTGCATTAGATAATCTCCGTGAAATGAGTAATCCGCAATTCGAAAACTTGCCAACAGTTTCATGCCAAGCCAACAACGTCATTATGGTGCAGTTCATGGCGGAACCGGAAATCCGTTGCGACAAAGAAGGCAAAGAGCACGCATTCGCTGAATTAATTGTACTCACCAAAACGGAAGGCTGGGATCGCACGCAAAAACGTGAAATCACTTTAAAAGCTGGTACAAAAGCAAGCATGGATTTGAAGCGGCATGGCGGATTGTGGGCGATAATGGGCAAAATGACGCCAATCACCAACAAAGCTTTCGTCATTGGCAACCTCGGGAAAGTTCCAGTCAAAAAAGGTTCCGCGTATAATTACAAAATCCAAGAGATTCCCACTGAAAAAATTCCTAAATTTTAGTTAACGTTTTACGTTAACAATTTTTTTTTAAACAAATTTGAATAATTTTGATATTTTGAAATAGTTTGAAATAATAAATAATTCGTGATGTTTATGCACAGAAATTTCAAGGTAACGGGGAAAAAGTTTCGTGTGATAGACCTTCCACCGAGTGATTTCAAAAAGAATGTTCGTGCGAGCACTTTGGCGAGTTGGTTTTACTGCGCGGAAAAATTTACACATATCGCTAATGGGCTGACTCCGGAAGAAGAAATTAATGAGAAAAAAGCGGATATTTTGGATACGGGCACCGCGATTCACGCCGTACTCGAGGAATCGATGGGGCGGCGTTTCCCGTATGAAGAAGAATTCATAGATCTGCTTAAAACTTATCAGCACGAAACGTTGGGTTTCACACGTACAATCCGTGACGTAAACATTCTCTGCACCATTTCGGGGCATCAGGATGATTTGCAGATTACACCGGATTTCAGCGTTAGCGTCATTGAAAACAAAACAATTGAAATTCCGAAGTGGCCCGCGGATGGCAGCGTACCCAACATGTATTTCGTGGAAAAATTCAAAATCCCCATCGCGAAATACCAAAGCCAAATTTACAGCTGGATTTTGGAGCCAATCGTGCAAAAAGAAGGTGGCTATATGCATGGATACAACGCGATTCAATACTGGGATCGCCCAACCGCGAAATTTGTGAAGTGGTATCCAGTTCGCTATGACGCGGCTGCCGTTCAAGAGCAGATTCTGCAGGCGTTGAAAGCGTGTAGTGATCCTTCGCTGGTTATCCGCCCTAAGGTTGGTTGGAAATGCAAGTCTTGCCCTGAAGCGCACAAAAAAGTTTGTCAATTCTGCAAAGATGGAGTGCCGAATTCAATTTAAAATTGCAAAAATAAATTGTAAATAAAGTGCAGGAAATAAACTTTATCATCCAATTTTTATTGCGTGATAACATTTCAATCCGTATATTTACGTTACGTTTATATTGGCAGCGTAGCGTAAATATTATCGTTAACCAATCGATTGGTTAAAAAAATTGAGGAATTGACATAAATGGAAAACTTTAATATACCACCGGAAAATCCGGAAATAAATTTTGAAAACAAACCTATAAACATCTCTACAAACAATCCGTCAATCAACATCAACAATCAAACAACCAACGGAATAAACATAAATAATCCCATCATAAACGATTCCGCGATAAACGACGAACCGGAATTATTAATTATTCCGCGTACTCCCGCGAATTGCCCACAAACTTTAATTCGTCGAATTCAAGAGGAACGATACAAAATATACAACATCGACACACTTTATCTCAACGATTGCTACACGGTTTCGGATGCGCAACAAAAAATTCAACACCACATTAATAACATCAAATTAATAATCGAATTCGCCGAAAAAATCAACAACGAACAAAATAAAATCATCACAAAAATATTACTAAACACGGATCCATATCTGCGCAATCTTAACGAAACGTATTACAATCCGGAACCTAAATTCAAAACTTCCGTTTGGGCGTACTACACGGACGGCGGCATAATCAAAAGCAAACCGATCGGCGAATTCATCCGCGGACAAGACCGTTTCACCAGCCACGTAAAACGATTCGGCGGAAAAGACCGAAAAATCAACGAATACGACGAAATCTCGAAACGGCAAAACGAAAAATGGCTGCAAAAAGAAAAAATCCGTAACCACTCAATATTCCAAACAAATCACATCAAAGAAATAATCAACGAAAAATTAAAAGTTATCAACTCATTTTAATTCTTTTTTTTTTTTGCGAAAAATGGTGAAAAAAATGGTTTTAACAGCAGAAGTCGTGAAATATCTAAAAAAAGTAATGAATTTCAGTGACAAACTAATTCAGAAAATGCGGGAAATCCCAGATGTAGATGATACGGATCTGAAGGTAATCGCGGAAGTAATACAGTTCGCAAAGGAAGAAGCGACGGAAGAAGCGTTAGCGGAAACGCCTGATTGCGATTGCTGCGAATACAAACGTATGCCGCAGCGTGACGAAAGCAGAGATTAATTCAAACTATAATCCACAAATTATGTTAATTGGTGAAAAAAAAATATGTCGAAAAATTTGAAAATACAAAGTTTTTTCGCGAAATATGATGCTTCTCTAAGCAGCGAAGCAAAAGCGGAAATACTTGCAATAATAAACGAAATCGAAAAAGAAGCAATAACTGAAAAAAAAGTAATAACTGAAAAAGAGGTAATAACCGAAATATCCGCAGTTGAAGCGAACCCCGTGAAAACCGCGAAATCCCGCAGAAAAAAAGTGCTGAAAGTTGAATAGTCATGAACGAGGTGTGATTTACAGCGCCGCCGTAATTGACTGTGAAGGAACTATTGATATCGCGGGTAATCCGCCGTGCACATTAAGACTGCAGGCGTATAATAATGTGCGTGATTGCCTGCAAATTATTGTTGAAACGTTTGACAAAGGGAAAATTTATGAGTGGCCACGTGGCGAAAATTCGGATGCGCGGTATCATTACGTTGCACACGGAGACGACGCGTATCAAGTTATCGCCGTGATTGAACCGTATCTGAAGGTTTGCCGCGAACAAGCGGTGTTGGCGATCGTGTACCGCAACAAATTCATGGTTGCGCGGCATAACGGCAAAGTTTCGTGTGAAGATCGAATGCAACGGCAACGTTTCAAGCGGAGTATAAGCCTGCTGAATAGGAGGACGAGGAAATGGGAAAAATGAGAGATAACATGAAAATTTTGAGATTCCGCGCACATCGGTTGATGCGGAAGTATATTGTGCAGATTTCGTACAAAACACAAGTTGAACTAACGGAACGTACCATTGGTACAGCTGAAGCCTTCGGGTTAGGAATCGATGGTGAAAAAGAATTTCAAATCTGCGACAGCGAAATAGAAATCAATTCCGGTGACGTCGTAGAAATTAACGGTGATTCAGGCTCCGGGAAATCGTCGATTTTACGGTGGTTCAAAAATGTGTTCAAAGACATTGTTGCGGATATCAACGAAATCAACATTCAAACTGATAAGCCGATTGTTGATACGATAGGAAAGAGTCTAGACGAAGCACTTAAACTTTTATCGTTCGTAGGGTTAAACGACGCATTCATTTTTCTGCGGAAATACAATGAACTCAGCGATGGACAAAAATACCGTTACCGCGTCGCGAAACTAATGGAAAGTGGCAAGCAAACGTGGATTTGCGACGAATTCTGCAACACACTGGACCGCGACACTGCGAAAATTGTTGCGTGGAATATGCAAAAGTTCGCGCGGCAGTTAGGCGTCACCGTTTTGGTTGCGTCATGCAATACGGATTTAACGGCGGATTTGGACCCAAACGTTTTAATAGTCAAACGGTTCGGCAAAGAAATCAAAATCACATACAATAATAATCAACCCGGCGGCAATCCATGCAGTTTAATCCGCGAAATGAAGTTTGAACGCGGTAATTACACGGATTGGAAGAACCTCAGCGAATTCCATTACCGCAGTCATTTCGCGCCACCTCCCAAAGCAATCTGGAAACTTACGAGAGGTGACGAATTATGCGCGGTGATCGTGTACAGTTGTCCTCCCATTGCAACGTTTGGGCGGAAAGTGTTTTTCGGGAGAGTACTGGGGATTCAGGAACTCAACGAAAAAGTCACAATTATTAGCCGTGTGGTTGTGCATCCGAAATTCCGCACCATAGGTTTAGGGCGATTGATTGTACAGAAATCTTTGCCGCTTAGTCCAACGCGCTACACGGAAACTGTTGCGGTGATGGCGAAGTATAATCCGTTTTTCGTGAAAGCCGGTATGAAGTGGGTGTGCGAAAAAACGCCGGAAAAAAAATTAATTGATTTTATGGATTATCTGAAATCAATAGACTTCAACTTGCAATATGTATCGTCAATTAACTATGTGCTGCGGTTTTTGCAGGAAGATGCGGAACGCGAAAAAGAAATTAAGCAACGCGCGACAAAAGTAAATCATATTGCATTGCACAAGCATTTCGGGAAGGATATGCGACATAAACAATATATCGGACGCGTTTTAAGCACGGATTCCGCGACTCTCGCAGGGTTGATTGTGCAAATGGGTGTGATGTTTCAAACCAAAATATATTTGGCATATGACCGTGGAGAAACTGTACTTGCGGAAACCGTAACTGCGGAAGATTTTACGGAAGATTCTGTTTGCTGCGTGAAAAACGAATAATTGGAAGAATCATTTTATGCAGAAAGTTCAGATTCCACGTGAATTAATCAAAGTCCTTGAACCCTTCGGAGGCTGCTGTTTCCTGAAGGTTTCGCAGCCTATGCCGGAAAACCCTGACGCGCCGATTCCGGGAAACGGCAAAAAAGCGATTGAACGTGGTTGGGTGAATCACCTGTACAAAGCGGATGATCCGTCGCTGCAGGAATGGTTGGCAGGCGGCGGAAACTACGGAGTATGCGCAGGCGACGGATTAATCATGCTGGAGCACGACACCGCGGAAACTCAGGTGCCGCTTGAAGTCGCGGGCATCGCGACTTTCCGCGTAAAATCCGGGCGTGCTTCAGCTGCGGGTTGCCACGATTACTTCCGCAGCAACGTATCGGACAACGGTGAAATTTTGGATGCGGACGGCAAAAACGTGGCGCATATTCAGGTTAATCGCCGCTACGTCGTTGGACCGAATTGTAATCACAAAAGCGGCGGAACATACCAAATAATCAGTGATTTCCCGATACAATGGATTACACGGGAAACGCTGGAAGAAATTTATGGGCTGTACGACAAAACCGCGAATAAAGCAGGTATCCGTTGGAGTGCGAAAATTCGCGAAGAAATTGCGGAGGATACGGAAAACTTTAAAAAACGGATTCAAACTAATTTGCACATCCGCGATTTGGTGGATGTTAAGCAAATGAAGCATTTGGGGAACGGTGAATATCAAGGGGTGCAACCCACACATGGTTCAAGCACGGGAGGAAATTTTACGGTGAATGTGCTGAAAAACACTTGGTATTGCTTCCGCTGCGGCTCAGGTGGTTCACCATTGCATTTGCTTGCGGTTTTACACGGAATCATTGAATGCGGCGACAGCAAACCAGATGTGTTGAAAGGCGGATTATTCCGCAGAACAGTGGAATTGGCGCAAACTCACGGTTACAACGTGGAGTTCCCAAAATTGTGTGGTGAAGTAGATGACGAAGTCGCCGAATTTTTCGAGGGTAATCCGCCGCATTTCGTCCCTAGCATCCTCGGCGAAAAATTGATGGAAGCCGCAACATTCGTAACCCGAGAATCAGACCGCACCATGTACAGATACGACAAAACCCGTGGAATCTACGTTGACGACGGCGAATCATACGCGATGCGGGAGATGCAGAAAACCCTTGGGAAAGAACTGCGGATTGCGCGACAAAACGAAGTGCTGAATTACATTCGCTGCGCCACTTTCAGCAAGTGCGAACCACCTGTACAAAACGTTATCGCGCTAAAAAACGAATTATATAACTTTGACACTATGAGTATAGAAAAATTTACACCTGAATACTTCATCGTGAACGCATTACCCATAACGTATGACGAAAAAGCAGAGTGCCCACTCATTAATAAATTTTTCTCTGAAATCGTTACGGAAGAAGATATTATCACATTACTGCAATTGTTCGCGTGGTGCTTGCAAAGCCACTACAAA